CCGAACCCCCGACCGGGCCGAGCACAGACGAGGCCTAGCGGAGCGGACTGCTGACTGTGGCGGCATAGGTAGAGGCCTCAGGCCAAGGCCGTAATGGGATCGCACATCCCGCTTATGCCGCCCAGGTGAGCAGTTCACTCACTACAGGGAGGCGAGGATGCCAACGACGAGGACGAGGAAGCAGTATGTGATCGTACGGACGCTGAGTGCTGGCGTGCACGCGGGAGTCCTGGAGTCCCGCAAGGGCCAGGAGGTGGAACTCTCCCACGCCCGTCGATTGTGGTACTGGGACGGGGCGGCCACCCTTTCGCAGCTGGCGATGGAGGGGACGGCAAAGCCGGCTAACTGCAAGTTCCCACAGCCGGTGACGAGCATCATCCTCACGCAGGCAATCGAGATCATCCCCTGCACTCCGGCCGCACGCAAGAGCATTGAGGCGGTGCCGGTATGGAAGCGATAGGCTCCGGCTCTGGCGACGGCTCCGGCTCCGGCTCCGGCTCCGGCTACGGCTACGACTCCGGCTCTGGCGACGGCTCCGGCTCCGGCTCCGGCTACGGCTCCGGCTCCGGCTCCGGCTCCTGCTCCGGCTCCGGCTACGGCTACGACTCTGGCGACGGCTCCGGCTCCGGCTCCGGCTCCTGCTCTGGCTCCGGCTCCGACTCCGGCTCTGGCGACGGCTAACATCCCTGAAGTGGGAGTACACTATGCCACTCAAACTGGCAACCTATAAGTTGCCGAAAGAACCGCATGAACCAATCATGGACCCTGACAGATACTCTCTGCTCGTTTACGGGGTTCCAAAGATTGGAAAGACGACACTCCTCAACCAGTGGCCTGACGTTTTCTTCATCGCCACCGAGCCAGGATTGAAGGCGAAGAAGTGGTTTGGAGAAGAGGTGCAGTCCTGGACGGATGTACGAGTCCTCGTCAAGACTCTGGCAAAGAGCAAACGGTTCAAGACCATCGTCATCGATACGGCGGAGATCGCCTATGAACTCTGCATGGAGTACGTCTGCCAGAAGCGGGGAGTCGAGGACCCGACTGACGCTGACGACTACGGAGCGACCTGGCGCGCGGTACGAGACGAGTTCAAGCGAACCTGCAATGCTCTTGCCAGAACCGGGCGAGGTGTCAACTTCACCAGTCACGCCAGGGTAGAGACTATCAACACTGGTGGAAGACGCGAGACGCAGCGCATTGTGCCTGCGCTCACTGGCCAAGCCTCGAACGTCATCCTCGGGCTAGTCGACTTCTTCTTCTACCTGGACTACTTCCGAGATCGAGAGTCTGGAGAGGTCGTGCGAGTGATGGTGTGCGAGGGCGATGAAGGGGTTCTCGCTGGATTCCGAGGTTCGCAAGAGAACAAAGTAGCAAGGTTTCCGAGGTTCCTTCCTCTGGAAGAGGACGGAGGCTATGAGGTCTACCGCAAGGGGTTTCTCGGCAAGCATTCGGGAATCGACCCTGACAAACTGAAAGCTTCCGTGCAAACTTCTTCGGTAGCCGCCGATTTTCTGGGGAGAGCTAGACTGCGAAAGGAGGAAAAGGGAAGGGTTGCTCCAAAGCGAAAGAAGTAACACTTTATTCAGGAGGTGGTAGGCGTGACACAAGAGACACAAGATGAGAGCGAAGGACATGACTCTCCCGGTCCGCCGGGAACGCAGGGAGAGCCAGGTTACGACCTCGCTACTCACAAGCTAGTCAAGGACATCACACTTCGCTTCACACCGTCTCCGGGTCTAGGAACGGAGTGCAAGGTTCTGGGGTCTGACATCACGGTGTACGGCGAGGATGTTTCGACTCTGCTGATCGACATGGCCGAGCGACTCTCCACTGAGTCAGACGAAACCATCGCCGGTCTCATGGTCGCAGTGGTCGTGTCGCTGGATGCAGTGGAGCAGGCAGTAGCTAATAGTGCTGCACCTGGGTAGGTCGGTACCAGTCACCGTTAGGTGCCGTAGGTGTAAGCAGACCTACACCCAGGACTGGCATCGGGACACCGCACTGCTTACACAGTACGCCTGTCACAAGTGTGGACATGCTGGACACCTCAAGTTGATTGAGGAACTATATCAGAAGGAGGCAACTCAGTTGCCAAAGGCGAAGAAGAAGTCGAAGAAGGGTGGCAAGAAGGACGACGTAGCGAAGCAATTGGCAAAGATGGATGAGACGTGGGAAGAAGCCAGTGGCGAAGCGGACGGGGACGTTCCCTCCGGTTTGTACACGGCCGTCTTGCAGGAGGCGACGGTAGCCGTCAACTCCAACAAGCGTCTCCAGGTCGTGCGGACGCATCTGCTTCGTGGTGGCGAGTATGACGGAGTGACCATCACCGACTACCAGCAGGTACAGGGTGCCGACAAGGAAGGCACCAAGAAGCATCTGAAGTTTCTGCGGCGTTGGGTTGTCGGAATGGGTTTTGCCATGCCAGACTCGATGGCAGACCTCCAGGAGACGCTGGACGAGATCGTGGAAGCCAAGTCGAAGGTCCAGATTCAGGTCAAGGCTGGTGAGTTCACCAACATCTACCTGAAGAAAGTCCTGGACGATTCCGATTCCGACGAGGACGAGGACGAATCCGAAGACGAGGACGAGGATGAGGACGAGGAGCCGAAGTCCAAGAAGGTGAAGAAGGGCAAGAAGGCGAAGAAGTCCAAGAAGGGTGAGGACGAGGAGGACGAGGAGGACGAGGAGGAAGACGAGGAAGAGGACGAAGACGAGTCTGACAAGGACGAGGACGAATCCGAAGACGCGGACGAGGATGAGGACGAGGAAGAGTCCGAGGATGAGGATGAGGATGAGGACTCGGACGGGGACGACGAGGACGATGAGGACGATGAGGATGAGACACCCAAGTCCAAGAAGTCCAAGAAGGCAAAGAAGTCCAAGGTCGATCCTACGGTGAAGGCGATGCAGGAATTCCTCGACCAGTTCGGCGTCGAGTACGACGAGGACCTGGATGCCGAGGGTATGGCCGCGGAAATCGCCGGGTACAACTGGACTGAGGACAAGGTGACGCCGAAGGAAGTCAAGATGCTCAAGGGCTTCGAGAAGGAGTACGGCGTCGAAATCTTCGACACGAAGAAGAAGTCGAAGAAGTCGGACAAGACCAACGCCCAGGGTAAGAAGTCGAAGGCCGAGAAGAAGCCCAAGGGCAAGAAGAAAGCGAAGAAGTAACTGGTAGTCTAGCCCTTCCCCTAGATATCCAGTTACTCGGCAGGGGGGTCGGCTGCAAAGCTGACCCTCCTGTTTGCGCGTGAGAGGAGGAAGCGTGAGTCATAAGCTATTCTCATTCGACACCGAGTCCACAGGTCTCATGCACCACCTCGGAGATCGGATGTTTTCATACAGTTGGGCAGACCGCAACCTTCGGAGCAAGGTCTACCGCGTAGACGGGAAGAAGCCGGACCGGATACGCAACCGGAAAAGACTGCATGGCTTTCTTCTGGGAGAGGATAACCGAATCGTCATGCACCATGCCAAGCATGACTTGACAGCCTGCGACTATGAACTTGAACAGGTCCTCGAAGAAGGGGATGTAGACCTCGAAGACACCATGATTGAGATGAAGTTGCTTCGCAGCGACCTGCCGACATTCGCCCTCAAACCGTTGACGCATCTACTGTGTGGCTACCCGATGGAAGACGAGAAGGCTGTCAAGTCAGCAGCCCGAGGTGTCGGCTATCAGCGCGTTCCCGAGAACATCATGCAGAGGTATCAGGTTGGTGATGTGGAGCGCACTATGCTCCTACACCTCTTCGCCCAGAGAAAGTGGCGAGACGCCACACCAGAGATGCGAAAGCTGTACGAGACAGAGAAGAGACTCATCTGGGCGACGAAGAAGATGGAATACCGGGGCATTCGCATCTCACCCCAGAAAACTGGGGAACTGATTCGCGGGCTGGAGAAGGGCATGGAGCGTTCGCTCGCGAAACTGGAGAAGATGGCGGGGAGATATGTCAATCCGGTAGGCAAGCAGGCTGCGAACTTCTTATTCAATGACCTGGGGATGCCAGTCATGGCAAAGACGGAGAAAACGGGTTCCCCCCGGGCGAAGAAAGAAGACTTACTCGCCTTGCGAGAGACGAACCCGCACCCGGCCTTGGACGAGATACTCAAATACCGAAGCTGGCAGCGGGGGCGCACTACCCTCCAGAGTTACTTGGACTTGTCCCGGGATGGACTGTTGCATCCGACGATCAATACCTATGGGGCAGAGACGGGGCGAGAGAGTATCTCAAACCCCAATGCTCATAACGTAGAGAAGTCTGGAGGTGTCGGGAACCCTTTCCCGGTTCCTGCTAGAAAAGTCTTCATCTGCAAAGTGGGGTATGTCAACTTCTACATCGACTACCGTGGCATCGAATTGCGTATCATCGCCCATTTCGCGGGAGATGAGAAGTTGACTCAGATGTTCCGGGATGGGGTAAACCCACACGACTACATGGCAGACTTCTGGTACGGTGATCGCTATCGAAAAGCAAAGTCTCCAAAAGTGAAACAGACTCTGTACGATGCGGCGAAGAACACGAACTATGCCATTCCCTACGGAGCCAATGCGCTCAAAGTGGCACAGATTCTCCAGCTTCCATTCGACAGTGTACAATCGAAATGGGCGGAATACGAGGATACCTTCCCCGGTTTCGTCAGCCTACAGCGGCGCACAAGGCGTCAGGTGAAGGAACAAGGCTATGTCACTACCCTCCGGGGAAGGCGTATCTACGTCCAGCGTGACAAACCCTACGTCGGAGTGAACTATCGGATTCAAGGGTCTGGTGCCGACATTCTCAAAGAGGCGCAGGTGCGGGTAGACGACCTCCTCTCCCAGAGAACTGGCAACGCCGCGGGCATCATCCTTCCCGTCCACGACGAAATTGGTGGGGAGTATCCTCGGGAGCGAGGGATGCGAAAGCTCTGGCCACTCCTTCAGGATGTCTGTAGGTTGATGGTAGACTTTCCAGAGATGAGCATTCCGCTAGAAGTGGAATGTAAGCTGACCTCGACCTCCTGGGAAGAGGCAGAGAAGATAGACCTCGAACAACTTGTAGCATAGAGAGGAGTGCAACGGTGGACAACGCAATGGCACAAGTGGTTGACAAGTACGCGCAGCAAATCGCAGACGCCCTGCGAGAGGTGGCTCCACAAGTCTGGAGGGCCGCCTACTTGCAGGCCATAGGTGGATTTTCTGTGGGGTTCCTCATAGGGCTAGCACTTCTGGTAGCTGGCATCGCGTGTAGAATCACTGGTACTAGGAAGAAGATTGAATCATTGAGACCATACAGGCTAGGTCACACTGATATCTATGCTATTAAAGAGTCAGATACCTGGAGAGTTGTCGGTTCGGTTGTAGCGGTAGTCGGCTCTGTACTCATGGTGATCATGCTGGTCAGTGGATACCTCTTTGTTCCGATGTACACCGTTCAGAATGTAGTGAACTTGCTCAAGCCAGGACAGTAGACAACTCATACTCACTGAGGAGAGCAACGTGGAGTGTATTTACTGTGACATCTGGACACTGCGAAAACTGATCCGTCCGGCCAGGTGGAGTATCGTAATACCCACCAACGTCGGGTGGAAGTTGAATGGCGAGAACGTCATGGGACGGGGTCTAGCCTCAGACGCGGCAAAGCTGTTTCCAGAGTTGCCTTTCCTCTACGGAGAATGGTGTCGAAAGGTAGGAGCGAGACCATTCTACTATGAGCGCGGCAGACTCTGGTGCGTACCGAGCAAGCCATTGAACAAAGAGCATCCGCACACGAGTTGGATGAACAAAGGAGACTACGCTCTGGTACGGCGCGGTCTGAGATATCTGCACAAGCAGGCAATAGCAGAGACGTTGAAGAGTGGTTTGCTGCGGGTGGCCGTTCCTCTGGTCGGTGCCGGGAACGCAGGTCTGGACGCTAAACGAGTGAGACAAATTATCGAAGAAGAGTTAGGAGACCTCGATCTCTTTGCTCTGGTACTGGCGAGGAAGGAATGAGGCGAGAACTCCCTGAATCTCTCAAAGGCTTTCGACAGCACGGCGTCGACTTCCATCACTCCTCTGGTGGCGACCAGTGGTGTGGGACCTGTCCTCTCTGTGACAAAGAGGAGCACTTCTATGCCTCTTCTACCAACCGACTCTGGGATTGCAAAGCGTGTGGAGAGAGTGGAAACTTCACTACGTTCCTGTCGCTGGTCTCGCGGAGGAACCAGGCACGCCTGAGAGGAAAGGCTCTCCGAGAACTGAAAGAGGATCGAGGTCTCCGCAAATCTACTTTGCTCCGGTGGGAAGTGGGCTGGAACGGCAAGCAATACACCATCCCGGTCTATGACGACACTGGCAAACTAGTGGATTTGCGACGGTACAACCAGAGGTACGGGTCGCAGGTGACGGCTGGAAACAAGGCGTGGCTCATAGGACTCCAGCATAACACATCCCAAACTCAGGTGTATATCTGCGAAGGTGAGTGGGATGCAATGGCAATGGACGAGAACCTCCGACGACTCGGAGAGAAGGGATGGGTTGTCGGAATTCCTGGAGCTAACGTCTTTCGTCCAGAGTGGCAACCCTACTTCTCTGGGAAAGATGTCGTGGTCGTCATGGATAACGACGACCCTGGTAAGTTGGGTGATCATAAGGTGAACAGCATTGTACAAAACGGAGCTAAGAGTGTCCAGTTCACCCATTGGTCGGGAAAGCTAGAGGTTGGATTCGACTTCCGAGACCTCTACAAGGCGAGAGACAGGCGGGCACTGTCTGGACTTCACAAGATGCTTCAGTCAACTCCCAGGTATCACCCGGGGATAACGACGGCCAAGGAGGGTAGTCCTGGCAAACTTCCAGTGCTGACTGGAACCGGTCTCTCTCGGAGAAGGGTACTAAAATTCTACAGCAAGTGGTTGCACCTAACAGACGAGGATGCCTTGGATGTCCTATACGGGACTGTCCTGGCGAACCGGATACCGGGCGACCCCCTCTGGCTGATGCTGGTAGCACCTTCTGGTGGATGCAAGACCGAACTCCTAATGAGTTTGGACAATGCTCCTCTCGTCGTCTCGTTGACATCCCTCACTCCTCACTCACTTCTGTCTGGTAGCAAGGACTTGGGAGGCGGTGATCCCTCCCTGATCCCCAGGCTGAACGGCCGGGTCCTTGTCATCAAAGACTTCACAACCCTCCTCACCATGAACATGATAGCGAGAGACGAAATCTTTGGTATCCTCAGAGACTGCTACGACGGGAAGACGGAGAAGGCATTTGGGACTGGACTCATTCGATCCTACAATGCTACCTTCGGCATCCTGGCCGGAGTCACGCCGGTAGTAGACACCTTTGCCACTGTCCACGTCTCTCTGGGTGAGAGGTTCCTGAAATACCGGATGCGGCAGAGTGGAGGAATCCAAGAATCTAGCAAGGACGCTATCGCCCAGGCGATGAAGAATATCAACAGTGAGATTGCTATCCGTAAGGAGTTGCAAACAATCTCGGCCCAAGCCCTGGGCTTTCCCGTTGCCGCCCTACCGAAGGTCAGGAAGAAGACTACACAGTCGCTGATCGGGATGGCGCAATGGGTAGCCATCCTGCGGACTCCGGTAGTGCGTGACAGGTACACGCAGGATATTACCTATCGTCCTTCCCCAGAAGTCGGGACACGACTTGCGAAGCAACTGACAAAGCTGGCTCTCGGCATCGCTCTCTTCCGGCACGAAGAGGAGGTGACGCGAGAAGTGTTGCAGATAGTGGCAAAGGTCACACGCGACACCATCCCCGGCAACACTGAGAGTGTAGTACTGCACCTGTACTTGCACCGGGCAGATGGTCTCGTCACTACCAAGCAGGTTGCAGAGTGGTCTAGGTTGCCTAGTGGCACCGTGCTGCGAATACTGGAGGACCTCGCCTTGCTCCGAGTAGTGCGGAAGAAGGTAGCCGGGGTAGCGACTCCAGTCTGGTCACTCTCGAAGAGTATGTCCAAGCTGACGGAAGAGACAGGAGTCTTCTGGGAGGATGAGCTATGGCGCAAAGCCAGCACAAGAAAGTAGTGCCACCTCGCCTGGGGAGGGAAGTGATCCTAACGGCGTATGCGGGCCTGGGCAACAGTCCTCTCTTCCGGCAGATACTCAAGTTGTACGTTCCCCCTGGATCAGTGGTTGCGGATGTGACCTTCGGAGATGGAGCTTTCTGGAGAGAGGTTCCTCCCGTCTACCAAGTTAAAGCTACGGACATTCAGGGAGGCGTAGACTTCAGAGACCTCCCCTATGACGACGAGAGTATTGACGCCCTGGTACTGGACCCTCCTTACCAGAGTGGAGGAGGTGGTGGATTGGGTGTGTCCGAAAGCTACCATACTCAGAAAATGGGACACGAAGGCATCATTGAACTGTACGGAATGGGAATCGTCGAAGCAAAACGAGTACTCAGACAGAAGGGAGTACTCATCGTCAAATGCCAAGACGAGGTCGCAAGTAGAAGGCAGCAATGGACACATCTCGAACTGATGATCCTACTCGATGAAGAGCTTGGGTTTCAGTGCCTAGACTTGTTCGTGTTTATGCAGATGCGTCTACCGATGATGCGGCATACCACTCAGGTTCATGCTCGGAAGAACCATAGCTACTTCCTAGTAGCGGAAAAGCGAGGATAGAGATGAACGAGAAGACGCTGGCTGATCTGTCGCTGAAGCTGAGCAAGGCCCTGTGCGCGATGAATTCGTGCGACTGCCAGGAGTGCGAGGAGAAGTGGGGGCGGGTAGTCGCCGCCTTCGCCGAGTTGGACGCCGCCCTCGCGCGGCCGCCCGCGGACAGTGAGTTGGATCGCCTTCGGATGCGGGAGCCACGGCGGGAGGAAATGGAAGCCGCCCTCGGCGAGGCGAACGAGGCTTTCTATGA